CTTTCAGAATCAAAGTGCTTATTAAAACCAATTGCAAATACGGAAACAATCTGAATAAAGGCATCATTTGTTGCTTTAATGTGACTTGATTCCCATCCACTTCTATAAATTGATAGTGGTTCTAGATGATATGCTATGCTGGTAGAAGAAGAATTACCAGATAAAGTTGCTCCGGCAACTCTGGAGATGGCAATATTGTCAGAATAATCTCTATTTGTTGGATTATATCTTACAAATGCACGGTCATCTTTTTGTAGAGATACGCCAGTAAATTGTGCAACAACCATCGAACGAAAACCCGATGCCTTACTACCATCGGCAAGCATTCCATTCATACCATAAACGGAACGCAATGAAATATTAAAGATATATGGAGATGCTCCGGATACGGTATCAGTCTCAATTGTTACAAATGCACTAGATGCACTTCCTGGTGTTGTTAGATTGAGTGGGAAATTTGGAAGAAGATATGTAAAGACAGTTGGGTCCGTATCACTAATACTCTGAACTTTTGTTGAGATATTATAGTTTTCCGGAGAAACTCCACTAATCTTAATTGGAGTTCCTGCCGAGAGTTCGTGAGGTACTAAAGTTTTGACCGTAACCTGACTACTTGCGGTTCCACCAGACCCAGACTCAATTGTAGAAATCTTAATAGGATCTGCGGCAAAAGCACCTACAATCTCCCATTCTGGCCTCTGCTTCTCAAAACCAAGAGGATCGGCAGGATACTTTTGATCGATGTCTCTACCAGATGCAAGATTAAATGCATTAGAGAGTTTCGCATAATACATATCCAAGTCAGTAAGACCTGTATCTTCATATAGATTTACTCCATCTGCATACTCAAAGCATGTGAGTTTGTGGTGGGAGAATGTTGGGATTGATTTGTTATTGACGGAAAAATCTGTTGGGTCAGTATATACCGTACCTTCTGTACTGCCGTCAAAGATACAGAACTGCCAGAAATAGCAGGCACCGGTAATTCTAAAAATTGCCGAGTTTGGAACAGAAGAATCTGTTGGGTTCGGAACATATTTTGGACGAATCTTAGTCTTTCTTAAATCTAGACCAACGATTGAGGTTCCTCTGGGTACAACAACACCACCATTAACACTATTGAACTTATAAAGAATATTATCGTCTTGTGTGAGGTCAAATACTGAATTGAGTGTAAGTGATAAGGTATTTGATGCCGCAGATGTTGCCCCACTTGGAGATGTTACTGTTGCAGTAGTACCAACAGTTTTTATAGAAAAACCAGGTCTGTTATCAACCGTATGTGCTCCTGGCATTAAGAGAATTGTAGTCTTCTCTACATCATCATTACTATTTCCTCTCTGATAGGAAAATCTTGCTGCTTCTAGAAGTGCTCTCTGTAGCGTCTTGAAGGGTTGAGCAAGTGAATTACCCTGATTACTAATACTATCAGTAGAATCAAGGTCACTTGGAGAAACATAAAGAATGCGACCTTCTGTGTTCTTTATAAAATTATCAAGTTTGTTTAATCCCATATTTATTACTAATATACCTAATATGTTTTATTTATGTTTATTCATCCAATACTTGTTCAGAAATCCTAAAACATATTCTTCACCGGGACATTCTTTACAGAGTTTATTTTCTACACCATTATTCCACCACTTTTTCCCAAAAGACGGATTATTTTCTCCCATAAAAACTTTACTCATTTTTTCTCTTGTTTCTTCACTTGCTTTTCTTTTCTTCGCCGCCTCACTTAATGCTTTTCGGTGTGCCTCACTTTTCTTTCTTCCTTTATGACTATCACTCAACTTCTTTTTTGTTTCTTCACTTAAAACACGACCGGCACAACCTTCCCCACCATCGGTCATATTTCTTAAAATTCCTGTTCCTAAATCTTTTCTACCTAAAACAGCAATCATATAAATCTCGTGCTTCCTTGCTTCTTCATCGGTAAGATTTTTCTTTAAGAATATTCTTCTTTCTTCTTTTACTGGAAGATGAATAGTGTGTAAGGTATTATTAATTCTACCTGCTTTACCTTTACCGATATAATATGGTGTTCCATCTTCACGCAAATATGCATAAGTGTAATAATTATTCATTCTACTTTATTCGTGGTTATACTTATTTATACAAGAAAAGGAGCATTTCTGCCCCTTAATCTTTGCCTAAACAACCACGAATAAGCACCATTATTTATGAAGATAAGTCCTGCCGCAAAAACTCATAACCTTCATCTGGAAGGTCTTGGGGGTTTTCTAGGTCCATATCAAAAAGTAATGGGTGTGCTTCCTCGTCTATAAGATAGAATGAGTTCTTAAATAAATCATCTGGTTCATATGCACGATACTTATCTGCCGTTCTACAGAGGTCTTGGTCGTATAAGTGCCCGTCAGGTAATTCATCGAAGGTAAATGGAATCTCGTTGATGAAGTACATTTTCACAATCATACTTCCGTTATTATACCAACAGTATGACTGACTTATTTTATACTTGAAAGACATTTGAGTATCTCAATATCTTATATTTATTTCAATACCCCCTGCCGGGTACGATCCGGCACGACTAAAGTCAACGGATTTTAAATCCGTAGCGGCTACCAATTACGCCAAGGGGGCTTGTGTATGAGACCATTATAACTCAAAGAGTCATTATGGTCAATAGGCAGAGAGGGCCATGATCCCTCATAACTCCGTTATAAGCAGAGCATTTTGACCAATTAAATTATCCGCCCATAAAAGTTGCCTTGAAGCAACATATAAGACCTATAAGTTGCCTTGACTCAACAACCTTCTTCGTGGTCGGTGTGTATTCGTATGAGGTCGTCTGCTTCTTTGTATTGACTATAAGGAATCATCATAGCATCTCCGTGTTCGCTAGTAACAATAAAAGACTCTCCATTTTCCACTCTTTCTAGTAGATTATCAAAGTCTGATTGAAATTCTTCTACCGTAAACTTTTCCATTTATCAAAGAGGATTTGAGTATGCAAGACAATCATCACTTACCTGAGCACGAACCACTTCAAGAACATTCATAAACTGGTCTACGGTCTCACAATTCACAACTTTTTCACCACCTTCGCTTGAATACAGATAGAACTTACGAGCAAGAGTATCGACAACACAGCGGGTCAGGGTCTCTTCGACAGGCATCAGGCGTTTCGTTTGATTACCTATGTATTATAGGGCATCTGGGGCGGGTTGTCAAGGGGTTGTCAATAGTATAATATATAAGTAAAATTACCACCACCATTATCAAATATTTCACCCTGACTTGGAATCCATCGAAGGTCATTGTAGTCGCCATCAACACCATCTTCCAACCACATTTGATTGAGGTCAGTTATAAAATCATACCCTTGTATAATACTTGCCGTTCCACCATCCGACCTGCCCGTAAATTAATATTTGTCATTTCATAAACCCACAATTGAAGTTATATTACCAATGATGCCACTGCCACCGATGCCTCCGATCTCACCACTTTCAACGAAGACATCAGCAATATTAAATGCTGCATCAAGAACATCAGAACCAACAAATGTTCCGGCAAAGACTTGAGCACCCCAATTGGTATTTTTTGGTGCCAGATTTCCGGTTAGTGCATCACAGTCTGCCTTATTTGCTTTGAGTAAGATTCTTCCCGAACCAGAATCTAATGTAATATTTCTTCCTGCTTTAATATCTACATCTTCATCTGCATCAATCATAATATTTTGAGCACGAATTCTTACTCTTCCATTTTTTTCTGCAGTTATACAAACATCACCATTTCTCCCACTAATAATAATATCTACACCATTTGACTCACTTTTTTGCCCGGCAATAATTTCTATTGATCGGTCATTATATAGTCTGTAATTTCCACCTTCAGTCAATCCAGTAAGACAGACATCATTATTATTAGTTACGGCATAAAGATTATAAACTTCAGTACCATTACAACCCATTTGAGGGTTATTCATATCTATTCTGAACTTCGGTCCAAAGCTTGTTAGACTTCTTCCCTGCCAGTTTTGTTTATCAAAAGGTCTTTCTGCCATTTTATGTTACACAATCTATTACTTGTTTTACTTCACCTTGGAACTCTGCTGGCGGTGTATCTAGTATGGGTCGTAATATAGCACCAGAACCAGTATCAGATTTAATGGTAATTATTGGAAGATCGTTCACAATAACTATAGTATTTATTGGTTGTATCTTAGTAATAGATCCCTCAAATATTTCAATAGAATATTCATTATCAAATTGATCTGTTGCCGTGTCTCCACCGACTCCCCCAATATAATTTTGACCTGGATTTTGAATAAGAATCTTATTCACACTATAATTTCTGGCAATTAATGATTGTGTCTGATTTTCGGTTGAATTATTAATTACTGTGTTTGCAGTTGTAGATACTGAATTATCATATAAATCTCCCGTTGGATAATTTTCTCCTTCGGATACAATATAAACCGAATCAACTTCTCCGGCATCATTAATAGTTGCTCTGGCAACGACACCATATCCTTGATTACAATTATCTCTAATCTCCACGAATGGTGGGAATCTATATCCAGAACCTCCATTTGTTACTTTTGCACCAATAACACTTCCGGTTGAACCAGAAATTGCCCCAATTAATGGTATTGCAGTTGCTCCTGTTCCACCTCCACCAAAAATAGTCACCACAGGAGCACTACAAAATAGTGGTGGTCCGGTATAACAACCACCAATTTGATTTGGAATGTTGTTTATTGCACTAAATGCACCCGCAACTCCACCAACAATATCAGTAACTGCTCCAATAGCACCTTGTATTCCACCTAATACATCACCAGCAGTTGCTATTGCATTAGTAACATTTGCATTTTCTAAAATTTCATCAAAATTAGGTGTAGGTGCATTTGTCGGTCCGCAACCAATTATCCATTCATCAACAATACCATTAGATTTTCCTTTACTCTGATTACAATCAAATAGTCCAACAAGACCTTTGATTGAATCTACACTATTACGCAAAAATCCATCAACACTAAATGATGGAGTAAATTCTAAAATTGTCTGGATTCCTCCAAGTGAGGCACTCAATCCGCTTGATATTTTACCAATAATATCATTAACGAGTACTCCAGTAAATTGATTTGCGGCACAAGACACAAAATTTTGAACATTATCAACTACAGAATTAAGTATCTCTTCTATGAGACTTCCAAGACCACTTATGATTGCACCGGCAACACAAGGAATTGCCTGTTCTACTGCCTTAATTGGATTAACCATCGCAGTTTGTGCGGCAACACCAGCAAGATGAGCAGCAGCAGGATTTTGAGTTGCTGCCAGAACTATACTATAAACTGAATTATAAAGTAATTGAAGACCACTATTCAATATTGGTATCATACCTTTGTATAAACCATTAACCATATTACCAACAAGACCATTTGTAATTGCCTGTATCTTATCGGTTACACGAGTAATTTCATTTGCAATATTTGTAAAGATTGCCGGTGCCTTAATCTTATTCAGTAAATTACCAACCTCAGTAGATATTTTACCAATAATAGTATTATTTACCGTATTTCCAAGTAGAATTTTATCACCAATTGCACTAAAGGAAGAAATCTCATCATCTGCAATTGCTTCTGCTTGTTGTGGTGAAACACTTCTTGGAGACTTTTGAGATTTTGCATTTTGTTCAAGTGATTGGTCAGGTTTCAGTGTACCATTTGGTTTTTTAACCTTACCAGTATATCCAGTAAAAGGTATAAAAGGTCCGGCATAATCTCCGGAAGGAACTTGTGAAGTTCTTCCAAAACATCCCATAATAACTGGAATCTGAGCATTATCTCCATCTAGGAAGAATCCAAATACAGTATCTCCTGGAGATACTTTTACCGTAGTTGCATTATTTCCTGCTCCAGTTCCTGAAGTTGTTGGTAATAAGCACTGTGCCCATGGTAAATCTTCATTCGGAAGTTCTACCGTATTATAAGGATGATACCCCATAATACGAACTTTAAATCTATTTCCCCATCCTGCTCCATTTATTTGCCCACCATGAGAACTCTCCGGTGGAATCTGACCTATCCACCAACGGAATCCATCTCTTCCTATAAAATTACTTTTGAGTAAAGATTCGTCTATCATTTTCTTTCTTTGTTATTGACTCCAAAAGTATCTCTCAGCAATTTCATCGAAGTATAGGAATTATTCACATCAAAATGGTGGCAAAGTTCCTTAATCATATATAGACCACTTGTTTCGGAATCGTGTTCGCTTTTATCCGATTTACTATTATTTGGAAATAGGCACTCGATGACATCACCCGCTCTTAAATCAGTATTTACGGGAATCATTACACTCAAAGCTTGTGTAAAAAGAATATTGTATCTCATTAAAGATTGAGATTGATATAATGATGGATCTGCGTTTTCAGATTTTGATACTTCTTTTTCTACGGTTCCAATATCCAGAATGGCAGTAATAATTCTTGAAGGGGCATCTCCGAGAGATAAATCAGATCCCTCAGATATTTTAGGAAGTTGTAAATCTGTCCCACCAAGGTTATTAGTTTTATTGGAATAATTTTGTAATTTAAACAGTCCTTCTTTAGGATCAGTAAATGTAAAATCTAAAGGATTGAAAAATGTTCTTTGACTTGCATAAGTACCAAGACGAAGTTTCTCAATTAAATTTTGATTTTTCTGTGTACTATAATTCAGAATCTTAAATTCATTATCAACTTTTTCATTATTATCATTATAAGAAACTGTCGTTGGACTATAAACATATGTTGCCTTTGATTTTTGAGAGATTAAATTATCAATTGCACGAAACTGAAATCCATCCTGAGTTTGATAAAATACAAATCCGGCAGTTGCATTTCCAGAAACTACTGGAACACCTTTAGATGCCAACCAAATTAATGTTGTGAAAGGTTTTCTCATATTTCCAATAAATCCATACTTATTGGAAGTCTCATCAATTGTTCCGATACTATCAGTTTTTAGAACATCTGTTAATATTTTACGAACCGACTCACTAATCTTTGATGATGTTGAATATTTTCTTGATACTCGTGAAGTTTCATTCGTGATTGCCTCTCTTGAAACTAGATTTAGAGTGAAACTTTCTTGCTGTGCTTCTGAGATTACATCGGTAATACTAGAAACATAAAGATATTTTTTTGGATTATTTGAGAAGTCCAAAGATTCTCTTCCCGGAACATTTCCGGCAATTTTCATTGAGAGCCTTTCACCACCACGAAGAGGAAGACCATTATAAATTGATTGCTTTTCTCCGTCTTGGTCCTTAAAAGATGTAATGGTATTTCCAGTATTAACCACCTTGACTCTGGCAGTAATTGTTGGGGAGAAAATATCCTCAAAATATTCGAGTGCGATTGTTCCATTTTTAATATCAACCGTCCTTTTCTGGTCGTTTGATTCAAGAACTAATTCTTCATATATGGATTTACTAATTGACATTATAGGTAAGCGAGGTCGAGTAGAAGTTTATTTTTTATAAAATTATTTAACAAGGCAAAATCACTTATTGGTGAAGACCCTCCACCAGAAGAACCTCCACCACCAGAAGACATCATTTGTTGTGCCGGTGATGAAGGATTTTGAGAAACAATCACGGTTGGTCCGGTTCTCTCTTGTGCTAGTGATTGACTTATTTGTGGATTTTGTGGAGTACCGGTTGGTGTTATTTGTGCTGGTGTTGGGGGTTTTGCTTGTGGTGTTGCTGATTGAGATGCTAGTTGTGCCCGTGGTGATGCTCCCGAAACATTACTTGCAGTAGATCCCGCTGCTCCGTGAGCTAGCGTTACGCCGCCACTACCAAGAACTTCAGCTTCTCTACCATATCCACTTCCACTAGATAGAGACGATACTTTTCCTACTGCAAGAGGAAAAGCAATTTTAGATCCAGGCAAACCAGCAATAGTTGGTCCAACATTTGGATTTATTTCTTGAAGATCTATTCCACCCTGAGTTCTTCCTTTTTTACTGTGAGCTTTTTGCTCACGTAGAATCATTGATTTTATTTGAGAATCTGAAGCGCCAGCAAGAAGATCTTCTTTGATATTGCCAAAATGAATCCTAGAACCTCTAGCCAACATTGCTTTAACAGCAGCAAAAGCAACATCCCTAGCTTTTTTATAACCATCTTCAGTCATATTTGGTGGGCTTAAATGGAAATGAACGCCATAACGTCCCTGATCTTCTTTACCATCTCCAGAAGCACCTTGAAGAAAACCACCAGCACCAGTTTGTGGTATTAATGATGTAGTTCCTGTTGATACTGGTCTTGATGGTGCAGATGATTGTTGAGATGCTTGTGATTGAGAACTTCCAGGTTTGAATGATTTAATAAAAGCATTATGTGTTTTTCTCCTATCAGCATAAACTCTTGGATCCGGATTCTCCCACTGTATCATAAAATCATCTGCTGCTTGTTCCGGAGAACTAAACTGTTTTCTTAAATATAACGGAGTATTCGGGTCACTCTTTATTGCAAAATCAATCTGCCCTTTCCAGTTAGTTTTATAATCAGGAACTGCTTTTAAAAATGCTTGTTTTCGGCTAGGAAATGTATATTGAAATAAACCAACTCCTTGCTTACTATCACCTTTTTCTTGAGCTCCAATTTGAAAACCACTCTCTCCTTGAATATTTGCCAATATACCTAAAGCGTGTATTTCAGAAACTCCTAAACTTTTAAGATAAGAATATACTGCTTGCGAACTAACCCTTCCACCAGATGTTTCTGGACCTTGACTACCACTATAAGGTGCAGTTCGTTCATAGGCACCCTCATTAGTATTTTCAGTTCCGAGTGGTCTGGCATCCTCTCCAGAAGCAATACCCTCACTTAATGGAGTTGTTATTAATTTGATTGCATTCTCAAAGTCAGTACCCCAATTTTCCACACTTAAATTTAGGTCATCAAAAGCAGTTTTAACTCTTCCAGAAGTATCAGAAAAATCAAATGTCATTAAATTTTGTAAAGATGCACCCAAAAGTGTTGTAAACTTAGTAAATACGGTCGTAACATTACCAACAAAGTTTCCAAGTATCTTACCCATTTGTTGAGTTCTGGCAATAAACTCTTTACCCATCGAAATCCAAGTGGGTAGATTATTAATTATCCATCCTGCGGTCAAATAACTAAGGAATCCCACCAATCTTTCAAAAAATCCTTTGGCACTACCTGCAATTAATCCTGCTGCTCCACGAGGTTTTGTTACAAGATTTGGTGCCTCAAGTTCATCCTCTCTCTGTTTTCTTCTTTCATTTTCTATTCTACGATTTTGTAAGATTGTTTGCCTTTGAAATATTTCTCGTTTAACTTTTGTTCTATTGAGTAGAATAGTCTGTAACTTTCTAATCGTTTTTGTTGAACCTGTTGGAACTTTTGATTGAAGTGGTGATGAGATTGCCATATTATATCACCACATTATAATTCAGTTGAGAGTAAAGAACATAAAAATTATCAGGATTAGAAGAACTAATCAAAGGAGTATCGGTTCCATTCGTTGGTGCCTGTGAAATAGAAGATTGTTGATTGTTACTTTGACCCGATGACATCATTACCACATTCGGTGCCGGTTCAGTAAGTTCTCCTACATTTTGAGTGGGTTTAGGAAGTGGTTGAACCTGTGCTGATGGTAGTGGTACTGCTTGGACTGTAGGTGGTTTTTCGACCAACTTCATTTCAGTCCAATCCTTGTCTGTTGATTTTGCCCATTCCTTTGCCTGCTGTTGCTGTTCATAAGTCATATTATTCCAGGCAGACTCAATTCTTCCTCTTGCCATAGAGTTATCTTTATATTTCCAAGCCATCTCAAAGTTTTTCACCATTTCGGGACTTGGTGGAGGAATTGCCGGTGTTTGTGGTTGAGATATTGGTGCTGCCTCTGATATTGGTTGAGACAACATAGAGTTTTGTGGTTGCACTGCTGCCGGTGCTGCCGCTGGTTCTTCTATTGGTCCTACTATTGTTGGTGGTGGTGTTTCTGGTTTTGGTGCTGGTTTTGGATTTCCTGCCTTAGGAGTTGTTGGTAAGACTTTTGCCGCTGGTGTTGTTGGTGGTTTTTCTGGTTCATTTGGATTTTTACCAAAAATATTACCACCAAACATTTCTCTAATTGAATCTAGACCATATGCAAGACCAAAAGGAATTTTGAGTGCTCCGGGAGCAAGTAAAGCACCAGCGGCAAGAGCAGAGTCTGTATATTGCCCGGATGCAGCATCCATAACACCACCAACAGCAGTAAGTGCTTTTCCAGCAAAATTGGCAACTGCACCCACACCTCTTGCAATTGGATTTCCTGATGCTGGAGGTTTTACACCAGGTCCAGCAGGAGGTTTTGGACCACCAGGTTTTGGACCACCAAAAAGACCTCCCACTAATGGAGCAGCTTGAAGAGCACTTCTTAAAAGTTTTAGAGGAGCTTTGGCAAGTTTAAGTAAAATTGAACCTATTTTTCCAGTAATACCAGTAATAGTTTTGATTACCAAATCAAATCCTATTTTGATTGCACCAATAGCAGCTACGCCAAATCCAATATGTTTAAGAACATTATCTTTAATTTCTTCTAATTTGTTTTTATTTCCTTCTGATGCTGCCTTAAGTGCTTCTATTCCTTGATTAGTCAACCATCCGGCAAATAATGCAGTTAGAGCCTCTCCTATTCTTCCAAATATATTACCAACTTTCTGCTGCAGAGCCTGAACAGGTTTTGCCAGAGCATTTGTAATTTTTTGTTCTAGTTGAGATTCTTTCCCCAGTCTAATATTTGTTTCGGCAAGTTTTCTTTCACTTTCTGCTTCTGCCGATGCCTGTTGCTTCTCTACGGCACTATCTTGCTGTATTAGATTAGAAACATTTCCAAGACCATTATTTAGAGTTGTGGTTTCTGCTCGTAAGGCATCTACTGTACCTCTAAGAGCAGAAATCTCTTGAGTTTGTTGAACATTTTGGACAGTTTGAACCTCCAAATTTCTTTCAACATTAACTAAACTTGCCTGAGGTTGCACGGCAAGAGCACCACCTCTTCCTCCACCTCCACCAGGAATACCACCACCTCCACCGGCACCACCACTTATGACAGAACGAGAAACTGTTCTTGCCACAACATCTATAGTGGGTCCAATTGGAGATGATAGACTAGCCATTCTGCTGGTTCTTTAGATTTTGCTCTTCAATATATTGAGAAAGAAGAGTAATATAAACTTCTTTTTCCCAAGGTAACATATTTTCTAACTCCGTTAATGAATATTTATGATGCTGCATTAACTGAAATGTAGTCTTATAGTATGACTCCAACGAAGTATGAGCCATTCCTAGGCGAAAAAAGATGTTAATCCCTCCAGTATGACCTCACTTTCCACATCAGTATTTGGATTTTTCAATTTAATAGTATAAGAAAGTTTAGGCATCGTCTCAAAAAACTTCTCAATTTCCTTAAACTGATTAGTAGTAAGTTGTTCCAAAAACTCATTTAGTTCTTTTTTAGTCGTATCAGAAGCATTCCAAGATTCTTCTTCACTATAAATCTGCTCTACACAGGCAGAAATCATCTCAAAAGTATCATCTACACTCACAGATTCATTATTATTAAAGTTGTTCTTAATGAACTCCTGCATAGATGGATATTTCATACGAAGAGTTAGAACATCATCAAGTTTAATATCCTTTGAATGATTTTCATCTACATTTACTTTAATTTCATCCAGATTGATTGAAACTGGAACTTGTGTGGTTCCATCATCGGGGCAGGTAATTAAAACATCCACCGACTCTCCAACTGACTTTCCACGGACATTCAAGAACAAATATTCAATATCAAAAGTTGATAGTTGCTCTACCTTGATTCCTTTCGTAATAATACAATTTGAAATTACGGTTTTTACCGCTTCTGCAATTTGTTTTGTATCCTCACTTTCCATCGCAATAATTAAAATCTTTTCTTCTTTAACCAGAAAAGGTCTATACTTAATATTCTTTTTTAATGATGGAACTTCCAACTCATATGTTGGCACCGCAATTTTTGGTAATGGCATAATACTTGAATAAAAACTTCATTAAGGATATTTAGGTCAATTATTTAAAATCGTAGGAAACACACTTCCTTGATTTGGAATTGTACCTCTTACTCCACTTTCACCAAGAGATTGTCCAGTTCTATAAACAACTCTTTGATTATTGCTTTGATTATTGCTTTGATTATTATTATTGATTTGATTATTGATTTGATTATTATTATTGCCAATAATTTCATTCAAACTTAATGATTTACCTGCAATATAACGATCATACTCAAAAGTCACCGACATCTTAAGAATATCTGATGAACTATAACTTACTGGAATTGATGACATTGCCGATGGAAATAGTCCAATAAAAGTATATTCTATTTCTCTATTATAATCTCTATCAAACTTTGTGATTGTAGTTCTATCAGATTTATAATATTCTGGATATTGCATTCTAGAGATATAATCCTTACGATTCTGCCCTATTGGAGCAAGACTACTTCCAATTGGATTATTGGAACCACTTGCAATAAACTCCATCCAACTTTCCATAAATTTAAGAGCATTATAATTTTTATCTACATAAAATTCTAGACTGATTGGAATATATTGTCTGGTGTGTGCAAACTTCTCCGTTATACCCATAAAGTTCCCACTAACATTAGCAGTTGCCAAAGAAGTAGTTGGAAGAGATGCCGAAAAACAAAGTAATCCAGCATCTTCGGCAATAAATCTTTGACTAATTCCTTTACGAAAAAGATATGCCATTAGTGGTCCCCCAAGAGGTCCTACACCACCAAATCTTACTTCATAATGAGAAGTCTGTGCAAGATTCGTGAAGAGTGGTTTAAAGTCGGATATTCTGCGGATACTAGGCACTCTAAATACCTTTATGAGTCTTATTAGTATAAGTATTTAGATGTCTTATAAGGGAAAATTTAAACCATCATTTCCAGAAAAATATGTTGGCGACCCTACTAATATTATATACAGGTCTCTATGGGAATTGAAGTTTCTGAAATATTGTGATACGAATGTAAATATTTTGGAGTATGCCTCCGAAGAACTTGCCATCCCCTATCGTTCTCCGGTAGATGGTCGTATTCATAGATATTTTCCTGATGCTTATATAAAAGTCAAAGAACCCGATGGAAGTATTAAGAAATATTTGATTGAGATTAAACCTCATAAACAAACGATGCCACCACCCAAACCAAAAAGGCAGACCAAAGGATATATCTATGAGGCATATGAGTATGCTAAGAATCAATCAAAATGGGAGGCAGCAAGGGAATATTGTAAGGACAGAGGATGGATTTTTAAGGTAATTACAGAATACGAA